GACCAGGCGCGTATCGTCTTTGAGCAAGCCAAGAGCATGGTCGAAGCGTCGCCGGCCTTGACCAAATACAGCAAGGTCTTTCGCAATAGCGTCATTGTGCCGAAAGCATCCAGTAGCTACAAGGTTCTTTCGGCGGATGCCTATACCAAGCATGGGCTGAATGCCCACGGCATCATCTTTGATGAGCTACACGCCCAACCCAACCGTGAATTGTGGGACGTACTCAACACCTCGACCGGCGCCCGCCGCCAGCCGCTAATGGTGATGATTACGACCGCCGGCGTCTATGACCCGGAAAGTATTTGTTGGGAGCAGCACGAATACGCGCGGCAGGTGATGGACGGGACGATCGAAGATGATAGCTTTTTTGGCTACATCGCCGCCGCCGATGACGACGATGATTGGACTGACCCCGTAATTTGGGCCAAAGCCAATCCAGGCTTAGGCGTGACGATTAAGCTGGATTACCTCGAACAGGAATGCGAGCGTGCCAAGAACTCGCCGGCCTATCAGAACACGTTCCGGCGCTTGCATCTCAACCAGTGGACCGCGCAGGAACAGCGTTGGCTGGATATGACCGCCTGGAATGAATGCCAGCGTACCATGCCCGATCTCAAAGGCCGCGCTTGTTTTGGTGGTCTTGACCTTGCCAGCACAACCGACATCGCCGCCTTTGTCTTGTGCTTTCCGCCGGAAGAAGAGGGCGAACCCTATTGGCTCTTGCCGCATTTCTGGATACCGCAAGAGAATTTGATTGAGCGCGTACGCCGTGACCGCGTACCCTATGACGCCTGGCTGCGGGATGGCTTGGTGATGGCGACGCCGGGGAACGTGATTGACTACTACTACATCGAACAGACGATTCGCCAATTGGCGCTCGACTATAGCATCGAAGAAATTGCCTTTGACCGCTGGGGCGCCACGCTACTTTATCAGCGCATGGAAGAGGCACGACAGACGATGATCCAGTTTGGGCAGGGCTTTGCCTCAATGTCGCCGCCGATGAAGGAATTTCTCAAGCTGATTATGTCACAGCAGATTGCCCACGACGGCAACCCGGTGCTGCGCTGGATGGCGGACAACGTGGTGGCGCGGCTTGACCCTGCCGGCAATATCAAGCCCGACAAGGCCAAATCGAAGAACAAAATTGACGGTGTTGTGGCGGGGATTATGGCGCTGGATCGTGCGCTGCGCCATGTGCCATCCGTCTATGACGAGAGAGGTATTCTCGAACTATGAGCCTCTGGAAGCGCATGACCAGCATTTTCGAGCGGCGCGCCATGAGCTATGGCGAATTTTTTGACCTGATGGCCGTCAGCACGCCGACCTATGCCGGGCCGCCCGTCACGGAAGATAACGCCATGCGCTCTAGTGCGGTCTATGCCTGTATCCGCATCATTTCGGAGTCGATCGCTGCTCTGCCCTTGGTGCTCTACAAGCAAAGCGGGCGCGACAAAAGCAAGGCGACCTCGCACCCGCTCTATCCGATCTTGCACAATCTCGCCAACCCGGAGATGACGGCGCTCGAATGGCGAGAATTGATGATCTCACACTGTCTCTTATGCGGCAACGGCTATAGCGAAAAAGACATCGACAACGGCGGCAAGATTAGGGCGTTATGGCCTCTTCGCCCGGATAAGATGGAGGATATGCAGCGCGGCGCGAACGGACAGATGTATTACTTGTACCGTATGCCGGATCAGACGCTGCGGGCGATTCCATCCTATCGCATCCATCACCTCAAGGGCTTAGGCAACGGCCTGATGGGGTACAGCCCGATACTGCAAGCGGCGAAGCAGGCGATTGGCCTGAGCTTAGCCGCCGAGGAATATGGCGCCCGTTTCTACAGCAACGGCGCGCGGCCTGGCCTGATCTTGCGCCATCCCGGCAAACTATCCGAGGCGGGGGCAAAGCGCCTCAAAGAATCCTTTGCTGCCGAGCATCAAGGGCTGAGCAACGCCCATCGCACCAAGATTCTCGAAGAAGGCATGGACGTGACCACGATCGGCATCGCCAACAACGAGGCGCAATTTTTGGAGACAAGAAAATTTCAGGTGACGGAGATTGCCCGCATCTTCCGCGTGCCACCGCACATGCTGGCCGACCTCGACCGGGCGACATTCTCCAATATCGAGCAGCAGAGCATCAACTTTGTGATGTATACGCTGATGCCCTGGCTGGTACGCCACGAGCAGGCGATCTATCGCGACCTCTTGACCGAAGGCGAGCGCCACACGATGTTCGCCAAATACCATGTCGAGGGGATGCTGCGCGGCGATACGCTCAGCCGCTACCAGAGCTATCAGGTGGCGGTCAACAACACGATCCTGACGCCCAACGAGATACGTGAGCTGGAAGATCGCAACCCGATTGAGGGCGGCGATGTCCTATTTACGCCGGTCAACCTCGTCACTTTGGGCGCTGAGCCTAAGCCACTCCCGGCAGCGGCGCCAACAGTGGAGCCGGCGCCCGCTACACCCATAGCGACCAAGCGTGTTGCGCTGCCTCCATTAGGAGAAGACCTGTATGGCCCCGTGCTGCTACCCCCATCAATAGAAAAGATGCATCAAATGCGCTCGGCCAAAGTCGCTGACGACCGCCGCGCGCTGATGAACCGCAACATCCGCCTCTTTGAAGATGCGGCTTCCAGAGCCGTCAAGCGTGAGAGCGCCGACATCCGCAAGGCGGCCAAATCCAAACTCGGCAAGCGCGACGCCGAGAGCTTTGCCACCTGGCTAGAGAGTTTCTACAAACAACTGCGCTCTTGGTTCCCGACCTATTTTGACGCGCTGATGCTGTCTTACGCCGAAACGATGATGGCGAGTGTTGCCGGCGAGCTGGGCGGCGAGCCGGCGCCATTGGATGATGACCTACGGGAGTGGATCGCCGGCTATCTTGCCAACTACACGGAAGTCTATGCCGTCGGCGGCGAGAAACAATTGCGGGCGATCTTGGCTGAGTCTGAGGGCGACGATGCCGCCGAGAAAGCGATCAACGAGCGCATGGATGGCTGGGAAGCGACCAAGGCGGGCAAAGAGGGATTTGCCCAGGCGTTTGAAGCGGGTAACGCCTTGGCCATCTTTGGCTACACGGCGGCGAATGTGAGTTTCCTGCGCTGGAATGCTACGGGTAAGTCTTGCCCGCTTTGCCAAAAGATGGACGGCAAACGCATCAAAATTGGCGGCGCCTTCTTTGAAGAGGGCGACACGCACACGGCGGAGGGCGCCGAACCATTGCCGATTATCAAGACGATTAAACATGGGCCGCTACACAGCGGTTGTGATTGCGTTACGGTCGCTGCATAAAAAAGAGAGCCGCTATGAACAAGCTAGAGCAACTGGTCAACGAGATCCGCGCCGGGCGCGTGCTGAGCGCCGCCAATGAGAGCAAATTGCGGGCTGCGCTGCAAGCCGTGATGGACGTCTTGGGGCAGCTCGATCGGGAAGCGGAAGAAGAAAGCACACGGTCCACTGTGAAAGAGCGCGAGGTGCGCACTTTTACCCTGCGATCCGTTGAGATTCGCGCCAGAGGCGGCAAGCCGGCGGTGATTTTGGGTCACGCCGCACTCTTTAACACGCCCAGCGTCTATATGGGCTTCCGTGAAGTCATCGCTCCCGGCGCTTTTAAGGAGAGTCTCGGCGGCGATATACGGGCCTTATGGCAGCATGACACCGCCAGGGTGCTCGGACGCACCAAGGCCGGGACGCTGCAAGTTTGGGAGGACGCGCAAGGGCTTGCCTTTGAGCTGAATCCGCCCGACACGCAGGATGGGCGAGATGCGGTGACGCTGATCGAGCGCGGCGATGTTGACCAGATGAGCTTTGGTTTTAATGTGCCCAGCGGCGGCGATAGCTGGAGCAAGGATGGCGACGGTATCCCGCTTCGCACGCTCAACACGGTCGGCCTGATGGAAATTTCGCCGGTGACGTGGGCTGCCTACCCGCAAACGGGAGTTGGTGTAATGCGTTCTGCACCCGATTGGGTTCAACGGGCGTTGGGCCAGGGTGTTGACAAGGTTGCGCAAGCGACCATAGATACGAATACCAAAAAAGCAAAAGAACTAACGCGGGCGCGTGTAGCTCAGATGCTCCAGGAACACGATCTCATGTTCAAAAGGAGAGCAAGATGAATCCACAAGAATTGCGCGTGGCGATGTCCAACAAAGCCGAGGAAGCGCGCGCCCTCTATGACGTTGCCAAGACGCAAGACCGCAGCGTGACGCCTGAGGAAGAAACGCTCTATCGATCGCTGGTCGATGAGGCCAAAGGGTTGCGAGCGGAAGCGGAACGTCTGGAAGAGCTGGAGGGCTTCACCGCCGTCGCCAAACCGCAAAACGCTCAGTATCACCCGACGACGATCACAAAGGACGCGGAAAAGAGTCTTTACTTTCGTTATCTGCGCACCGGCGACGCCGGCGTGGCGAGCGAGCTGCGTGCGTACAATAATACGGACATGAATGAAACGACACCCGCCGATGGTGGTGTAACGGTGCCGGTCGGCATGGTGCAGAACATCAAGGCGCGCCGTGACGAGTCGAGCCTGGTGCCCAAATTGGGGCTGACGATGGTGCCGGGCAAAGGGCTGACCGTCAACTACCCGATTGACGCCGAGGATGATCTGCTCTTTACCTCGGTTGCCGAGGCGGGGACGATCAATCAAGATGCACCGGCATTGGCGAACAAGGCCTTTACGCTCGTAAAGTATGCCAAATTTATAACCCTCACTTGGGAACTACTTCGAGATGAAGATGTAAAGCTCGAGGCATTTCTTACCAATTGGGTAGCTCGTGGTTGGGCTGCGACGCTTAACCAATTATTGGTTACTGAAGCCATCGCCAATGGTACTGCCTCGCTGACGTTGGCCAGTCCAACCGCCATTGCCGCCGGTGATATTCCCAACCTGGTCGGAAAATTGCTACCCGAATATCAAGAGGGCGCCAAGTGGGTGATGAACCCGACCGCCTATGCGACGATCAGCGCCCTCGCCAGCTCATCGGTCTTTACCTTTGCGCCGCATCCGGGCGGTGATTTGGCCGGCGGCGGTTCGGCGATGCTGTGGGGTTTTCCCGTATATCAGAGCAGTTATATGCCGACGCCGGCGGCGAGCGCCAAATCTATGCTCTTCGGCAATTTCAACTTCATGGGGTTCCGCGAAGGAACCAGCTTGCAGACGATTCGCGATCCCTTCACGGCGATTTCGACGGGGAATGTGCGCTTGTGGTTCTGGTTTGACGCGGTTTTTGGCGTCTTGCAGCCGGAAGCTATTCGATACTCAACACAGTCAACGTAAGTCATTAAGTCATAATGACAATTCTGGTATTTACGCCGACCATCGACGACCAAATGCGCCCGGAGACGGAGGCGAGCATTCAGGCACAAATCACGGATGTTGATTTTGCTTGGATCGTCAGCCGCTACAACCCGTATCCGGGCGAGAAGGCCGCCAACGTCGTGGCGCAATACCAGCACGGCAGGGAAATGTGTCTGGCGGGAGAGTTCGATGCCATGCTCACGGTCGAGCATGACATGGTGATCCCGCCAGATGCCATCGACAAGTTGTATTCGACAGATGCGCCAGTCGTATTCGGCGTCTATGTGCTGCGGCACGGTATGAAGGTGCTCAATACATGGCAGTATCAGGGCGACAACAATCTGGGCATGAGCCTAAGTCTCTACCGTCAAGAGTTGCGGGAGGCGCGGGCGCGTGGCTGGGCGCAGGTAAGCGGCGTCGGTTGGGGCTGTACGCTGATTCGCCGCGAGGTGCTGGAACGCCTGGCGATTCGCCGCGGGGATGGCGACGCCGGCGACCTCGCCTTTGCCACGGATTGCTTGCATCTGGGGATTCGCATGGTGGCGCGCTTTGATGTGCCATGCGACCATATCGAGCCGGATGGGAATGTACTCAGACCCTACGAACACGGAGGAACCGTGAGCCGAGTTTTAGCACTTCAAGATGTGGTTGCGCCGACCGGCACCGGATCACTAGCCATGAAGAAGGGCAGTTATTACACGCTGCCCGATGCCATCGCCGATGACCTGCGGCGCGGCGGCTATGTCGAGATTACCAATGCAGATGACAGCCAGGAAGAGCCGGGCGAAGTAGACCAGCCCGACATCACGGCGCGGGAGATGGCAGTTGACCCAAAAGCAGCCACGCGGGGCAAACGGCGAGTGCCACGCGCACAGCAGGAATAATGCCGCCGTTCCTGGAGATATTGACCCGCACGTACAACAGGCCGCAAACGCTCGCCGCTAACCGAGAGAGCCTAGCCCGGCAGACAAACCGGGGCTGGTGGCGCCAAATCTTTTTGAATGACGATGTGGGGCGCGGCATTGGGTGGAGCTATCAGAATATGGCGGCCTATGCGCCCAATTTAGAGGGATTGTATATCTGGATTCTGGATGATGATGATATGTGCGCTAGTGACACGCTGATTGATGACCTAATGGACATTGCGGCGGCGCACAACCCGGATGTGATCATGCTCAAGATGGATCACGGGCCACGCGGCATCCTACCCGGCAAGAATTGGCAGCGCCCGCCGGTAATGGGTGACATCGGATGCAGCGCCTTTGTGGTCAAGCGGGCGATTTGGCAGCGCCACGCCGAATATTTTAGCGATTCTTACGCCGGCGACTTTGATTTTATCAGTTCCATTTTCGCCCGTGACTATGAGATTTACTGGTTTGATTGTGTAGCCAGTCGTGTGCAACGGATTAGCTTGGGGCAACCAGAATGATTGACGCACGCAGGGTACAAATCACGACGCAGCCAGCCGAAGAACCGATTACGCTGGATGAGGCTAAAGAGCAACTGCATATCCTCCATGATGATGAGGATGGCTTTATCCATAGCCTGATGATCGCCGCCCGCATCCATTGCGAGCAGGTGGCGCGGCGCTCTTTTGTCACGCGCACCTACACGGCGATGCTGGACTGTTGGCCCTACATGACCCGCTTTGAAGTGCCCTACCCGCCGCTGCTTGGCGTGACCAGCATCAAGTACACCGACAACGCTGGCAACCAAGCAACCTATGCCGCCAGCAATTATCTAGTGGACACACACAGCCAGCCGGGGCGGATTGTGATCAAGGCATCCGCCAGCTATCCGAGTGTGACGCTACAGGAAGTCAACGCGGTGGAGATTGCCTACACCGCCGGCTATGGCGAATCGCTGCATGTACCTGCCACGTACAAAGCGGCGGTCAAGCTGATGCTGGCGCACCTCTACGAAAACCGCGAGGCGGTGACGGTGGCGCAAGGGATTAGCGTGATGACTACGCCACTGGGTTTAGATACCTTACTCTTGACCGATAGGGGAGGGTGGTAATGCGTATTGGGCCAATGCGCCATCGGGTGACGATTGAGGCGTTTACCGCAACCCAAGATGACTATGGCGAGCCGATCGAAAGCTGGGCCAACCTGCCACGCAACCCGCACGTGTGGGCGGAAATCCAAAGCAAGGCCGCCGGCGAGCGGTTTGTTTCAGGCGGCGAGCAAGTTCAGGCGGCGGTCAGCCATACCGTGACCATCCGCTATCGTACCGACATCACGGTACATATGCGCCTCTTGGACAGGAGCCGCTATTTGATGATTGAAAACGTGGTCGATGTCAGCGGGCAGGGGCGTGAGCTGGTGCTGATGTGCAGCGAGGTGCAACTCTAATGCCGGATAACTTGAAATGGTACGGCGATGAACTCCTAAAGCAAATCGAATCCGGGACGGCGGACGGCCTATTTGCCGGCGGGCAGATGTTAATTGACGCCGCCTCTAGCCGGGTGCCGGTATCATCCGGCGACCTCAAAAATTCGGGCTATGTGGCGACCGAACAAAAGACGACCTATCGCCATGACAAAAAGCACCGCAAGGAAATCAAGCCGCCCAAAGGTGGCGCCGTGGCGGGCTTCGCTGCCTTCTATGCCAAGTTTGTCGAGTACGGCACCTCCAAACAGGGCGCAAAGCCCTATCTACGCCCGGCCTTTGACGAACTCAAATCGCAGATTGGCGAAACGATTACCGTGACCATCGGGAAGAAAATTAAGTGACCATAGCCGTATTGTTGCAGGATGCCTTAGAGGAAAATGCGGGCGTGGCGGCGTTGACCGCCACGCGCATCTACCCGCTCATCCTGCCGCAGACGCCGACCTACCCAGCCATTACCTATCAGAGAATCAGCAGCACGGGCCAGGATGGCACCAGCACCTTGCGCCAAAGCAGATGGCAGGTCAATTGCTGGTCAAAGCGCAAAGACGGCAGCGGCGGCTATGGCGAATGCCAGCAATTAGCCACGGCGGTCAAGGCAGCATTGGAAGAGCATATTGACCTCAGCCAAACGCCGGGCATCAACATGGCGCTGGTCGTCAATGAGTTGGACGATTACGAGGATGAGACGCAGGTGTACCGGGTGATTATTGATGTAATTTTGCATACGACAGGAGATTAAACAATGGGTGATGTTTTATTAGGGCCGGGACATCTGTGGCGCGCTCCCGTTGGCACAGCCAACCCGGACGAAACAACGATTGCGTTTGGCGCTGCCTGGGGCGGCACCTGGGTCGATATGGGCGACTTTCCCGAAGGCAGCCCAATCAGCTTGTCTTTGGCCGAAGAAGTCTACAAGGTCTACTCCGAGCAAATCACGGTGGCGCTCGGTGTGACGCGTACGCGGCGTGAGGCGCTGATCACCGGCTCTCTGCTAGAACATACCGTAGCGAATATGGCGGCGCTCTTGCAATCGACGGCGACCACGACCGCCGCCGGCGGCGTCCAAAAGGGCTACAGCGAGATGAAGTTTGGCGGGCCGCCGGATGTCACGCTCTACAAGTGGGGGATTGAGGCGCTGCGCGTCGACGCCAATAATGCCAACCAGCCGGTGCGCTGGTTCTTCCACAAGGGCTTTATGCGCATGACCGGCGAGATTGCCTACGCCAAGACCAAAGAAACGGCGATCGCCTTTGAGATTAGCATCCTGGGCGACATCACGCAGCCGGATGCCGAGAATCTGGGCTTGCTGCAAATTGTGACCAGCGCCGCCACGACGACTTAGTTATGGTGGAGATACAGACCGTCACGGTGCAGTTGGGCGACCGCGAATACCTGATTCAACAGGCGGGCTTTCTGCGCTCAAAGCCGTGGAAGAAACGCCTATTGGAAGAGATGAAGCCGCTCTTTGCTGAGATTGGCGAGGCGCAAGCGATGGAGTTCAGCTCGCCGGCGGATTTGCTGGGTCTACTGCCATTGGCAGAGAAGTTGTTTATCGAGGCGCTTGACCTGATCTTTGACCTGCTGATTTCCTATTCGCCGGTCTTGCAGGATGAGCGTGACTATATCGAGCAATCCGCCACCGATGCCCAAATCTTTGCTGCCTTCCAAGAGGTTGTCAAACTCGCAGATTTTTTCGGGTTGACGCAGCAATTGAATCGCCAGCTTGGCCGGGTGCAGATTGGCATATCATCGAACTCGCCATGAGTCAATGGGGGCTGACGCTAGAGGCGGCGCTGGCGCTGAGCGATGCCCAGGTTGAGGGGCTGCTGGGCGCCTGGCTGGAACGCAAACGCTTTGAGGCAAAGATCATGGTATCGGTGTGGGGCGAGGCGTTGAAACCAAAAGACAAAGGGCCAATGAGCCTGTCATCATTGGCGGCAATGGGCTTTGGTATACGAGGCACATAGATGGCATTCACCTTAGGCGATGCAGTCGTCTTTTTATCGACCGACAACTCCAAGCTGGAATCCGGCCTGGGCGATGCTGAGAAGAAAACCGAATCGTCGGTCGGCAATATGGCGAAGATGGTCGGCGGCGGGCTGGTGGCGGGCGCGGCGCTGGCCGGGACGGCCATCCTGGCGATTGGCGGCAAGGCGTTTGACGTTGCCAGTGATATTGACGCCGCCACCGACCAGATAGGGGCGTCTTTGGGGCTGAGTGCGACCAAAGCCAAAGCCTACGGGCAGACCATCAAAGATGTCTATGCCAACAACTTTGGCAACAGTATCGAGGATGTGGGCGCGGCGATTGAGAATGTCGCCAAGCAACTGAAGCTGACCGCGGCTGACCCGGCGCTCAAGACGATGACGGAGAACGCTTTCCGTCTGCGCGATGTCTTTGGTACGGAGGTCAATGAGAGTGTGGACGCCGCCAAGACGCTGATGGATAACTTTGGCATTTCAGGGCAGGAGGCATTTGACCTGATTGCCGAGGGCTACCGCGTCGGGCTAGATCGCAGCGGCGACTTCTTGGATACCATTGGGGAATATTCGGTACAGTTTGCCGAGGGCGGCGCATCGGCGGTCGAGTTCTTCAGCGCGCTGGATACCGGCTTACAGGGCGGGATGCTGGGCACAGACAAGGCCGCCGACGCCTTTAAGGAATTCCGGGTCAGGATTGCCGATGGCAGCGCGACGACCGCTACCGCCTTAGAGCAAATCGGGCTAAGCGCCGAAACGATTACGACCGGGCTATCGAGCGGGGCGCTTACGGTCAAGGATGCCTGGGATTTGGTGCAGAAGGCGCTGCTGGCGACGCAAGACCCGGTGGCGCAAATGCAAGCCGGCGTCGGGCTGATTGGCACGCAGTTTGAGGATTTGGGCGCTAAGGTCGTGCTGGGCATGGATTTGACCGAGGATTGGGCGGATGGTGGTGTACGCAGCATCAACGAACTGGATAGCAAATACACCAATCTAGGGTCGGCGGTCGAGGGCTTTTGGCGTAAGTTTGAAGTGGGCATTGCGCCGGCTGGTGAGTTGATGCTGGATTTTGTCAATGAGAACATGCCGGCGTTTTCGGCGGCGGTCGATATAGCGGCACAGGCGGTTGTTGGCTTTATTGCCACGATTCCGCTGGCGATCTCCGATATGCGTAAGAAGTGGGACGAAGATTACGCCGGGATGCAGACGACCTTGACCAATTTTCAGACCGAGGCCGGCAAGAAACAGCAAGAGTTTTGGGCGGAGTGGAACCTGACCTTTAAGGGGAAATCCTCGGAAAACAAATCAGATTGGGAGGACTTCTACCGCAGCATCATTGACAGCGGCACCGAGTCCTGGCTTTTGATTGTCGATGGCGGCACCAATATGCTGCGCTTATTGCGTGGCAACTGGGCGGCGCTGCACGCGCTGATGATTGGCGATTGGGAGGGCTTTTGGGCGGGTCTGAATACGGCGATGGAGGGCGGCGCCAATGTCATCCTGGATTTTGTCCAGTATGTTTTTGATGTCAACTTACGCAACGCCTTGGCCGGCGCATTTCAGCACGCCTTTGATGATGTCAAGGTGATTGCCAATGGCTTTACGAACTGGTGGAATAACTACATTGGTAGCTGGTCGGGCCTCAACATCAGTGTGCCGGGCATGGGTGTGGTCAACCCGGCCAACACAACCAGCCCTAACCAGCAGGTAATTGACGATATTTTACGTGGCGGCGGCTATCCTGATATTACCTTACCGCAGAGCAATTCAGCGACAGTCAACAACAATATCATCGTGCAGCAGACGGGCGGTAGCTATGACCAGGGCTTTTCGACCGGCGAAGGCATCCTTGACGCCATGCGCTACGCGGGCTATTAACCAATGTCCTATCGCATCACGCAATTCGACGGATTGATACTGCCAACCGCCATTGGGCGCGGCGCCACCGCCAATGATATGGGGACAGGCGACGCCATGACTTCCTTTAGCCAACTGCCGGGCGGCGGCTTCTTTGACAATTACGGCGCCGGCGACAGCCCGCAGGGGA